CTTTATAGTCAGGCCATGCATTACTAGTAGTGAAATTAGCAATGTTCCACAAAAGGCGATTGTTAGGCTGAGCAGCATAATTCCCGTTATCAAGTTCGAGTATATGAGCACACTTATGTTCATGAGATATCTCGGAATGTTCGCAATCCAATATATTACTTTCTGGATGACCCCAATCAATTGTAAATAAATATTCCCCAGCATAAAATTTTTTGTCCTTTCCTATAAATTTTCCACGTTGTGATATTAAATAGCCAAAGTGATGAACACTAGGATAATAACTAAAACAATTCCACAGTTCCAACTGGTCGACCTGCATATCCGGCACTTCGGCTCGGTCATGCGATTTTTGGAAAAACGCACTGATAGGCAATCTAAAAAAGATTGCGCCGTTTGGAAGCATGATATGAAAAAGGATTGCTGATCCCGCCATAGACGTGATACCAAAGACAACACATTCTTCACTTTCTCCATGATGTTCTTTAAAGTCATATAAATACTCTTTTCTTACTTTACAATAAATAGGTGGTATATCAGCATTTAAATAAGCCACTATTTAATTTCACCCCAGTTGTTACCTTGTTCATAATCTACTTTGTTTGGGACCTGCAATTCAACCGCAGATTCCATAATCTCTATAATTTTTTCAGCTTGCTTTGCAGATTCAACGGAGATGTCAACCTCATCGTGAATTTGTATGTGTGGTATTATACCATTTTTATATAAAGCTACCATACTTTTCTTTGTCATATCAGCAGCAGATCCTTGTATTAATTTATTCAATGCTTTGTAAGTAAATGCACGTTTTAAAGGCTCATCGTACTCTTTTCTAGCTTGTTCTAGGGGTAATGGTTTAAATATACCAAATTGTGTAGGTTGCCATAGATCAAAATGACATGCTCTACCAAGTAAAGTTCTAATTTTTCCCCTATCTTCTGCTTTACGAGTTACATTATCCATAAGTTTTTTAACAAAAGGAGCTTTAGCATGATATTGTCTTATTAATTTTTCAGCAGATTCTTTCATTAAACCTAACTCAGCCATTAATTTATTTTTACCCATACCATACATTAAACCTAAGTTAATTGTTTTGGCTTGCTTACGTTCTATACCTGCCATATCTGCTACAACTTGATGGAAATCTGCATCACCTACTTTATATGCTTCAACAATTTCATCTACACCTTCTAAGTTTTGTAGTTTTGCATAATGTACTAAAATTCTAGGTTCTTGTTGTGAATAATCAAAAGATCCCCATTTATGTTTTTCTTCTGGAATAAATATAGATCTAATCATTGGACCAAGTTCAGGATGTCTTGCTGGAATTTGTTGTAAATTTGGATTACTCATAGAAAATCTACCTGTAACAGTTCCACCTTGATCTGATCGTATTTGATTTATGTCTGCATGTATTCTTCCGTTGTGTGCATGCTTAGTTATAGAATCTATAAAAGTTGTATGTGCTTTATTTATTTCTCTTGCATCAGCAATAGCTCTTGCTAATTCATGAGGATGGTTTTGTAAAAAGTTTTTAGTAAAACTTGGTTCATTACTTTTTTCTGTTCTATCATAAGGTAGTTTTAATTTATCAAATGCTTTTGCAATACTTCTAGCTGCATGTATTTCTACATCTATACCTGTTAAGTCTTTGATTTTATGTGTTATCTTAGATTCTCTAGCCATTAAATCTTTTTTAATAAAAGCTGCTTTTTCAAGATCAACTCTTACACCTTTAAATCTCATGTCAACTAAACATGGAAATAAATCTGTTTCCAGATTAAATACATCCATAAGTTCTTGATTATATAATTCTATCTTTAATCTTTGCCAAAGTTTTAATGTAGCTTCCGCATCGCGCTCCGCGTACTGTCCAACATAAAGCGCAGGCATCCTCCACATATCCGCTTTAGGATCTATACCATACTCTTTCGCTGCTCCTTGTAAAACTTGTTCATCTTTACCAATACCAACATATTGTTTTGCTAAAACATTTAAACTGTATGTAAATCTATTTTCATCTATAAGTGACGCGGCTATCATTGTGTCAACAATGTGGCCTTTTATAGACAGACCCGCTGACCTTAACCAACAAACATCATACATCGCATTATGAAATATAAACGTTGTATCTTCTTGATCTAATATTTCTTGTAACCATCCTAAAACAAGTTTTTTATCAAGATTCCCACCTTGCTCGTGTCCAATAGGATAATAGCCTTTCCAGCCCTCTACGGCTACCGCAACGCCAGCAATGTGGCCTCTTCCGGTAACATTACCTGAACCCATTGTAGTTAAATTTGGATCATTAGTTTCTAAATCTATAGCTACTTCTTTATGACCTTTTAAATCTTTTAATTCTTCAGGCATAACCCACTCTGTTTCTGGTAGAAACATTGGAAATTGCATACGTCTCATTTATAATCCCTTTCGATTATCATATCTATGTAGTGCTTAGCTTTAAGAAGGTCCTCTTTCCCACCCTTTTTAGATGCTCTCACTATATATTTTATAGCGTTACCTTCAGCAAAAAGCAACTTGTTTTTGTTTATAAACTCTGCTGGTTGAATAACATAATCTTGATAGTGACTTCCACCGATTTGTGTTTTTAATGACTTCATAATATATAAGCTCGATCAAATTTTTTAGGATCTACAATATGCAATTCACGCTTCGCGCGCGTCGCTCCAGTGTAGAATAATCTATGTAATTCATCTGGATCATGGCTAAACGTTTCTATGGCCGCACCTGTAATGTCCTGTAACAATAAAACTTTATCAGCTTCTCCTCCTTTTGCTCCGTGTATCGTTGACATTTTAATACGCGGATTCTTATTTATCATTTCACCATTCGCCCGCATGTTACGAATGTAGTTCTCTGTAATATTATCTAGTCCTTCAAATGAATCATACCAAACTTTATCAATGTTTAATCCATGTTGCTCTTGACATTCTTTTAGTTTATACTTCGCGTCCGAATGTAAAGTTTTACCTTTTCGAAAACCATCCACAACATTAGATCCTAAGTATTCATATATATTCTTTATTTCTATTGTATTTAATTGGCTACCTTTACGCCAATGTTCCCAGTTATTAAGAGCTAATAATAATTTTAAAGATACAGAATTAATTCCTTTACATTGATAGTACCAACCTTGTAACTCGCAAAGGTCCTTTGCGTCATCTAAGAAGTAATTTGCAGAAGATAATACTAGCCATTCTCCTTCTTTCATATTGACTTGAGTTATGTCAGAATATCTTTTTAATATTCCTATCTCTTCTCTAGGTTTATATTGTTTATCAAATCTATTTTGTACTTTACCTATTATTTTTTGTGATAGTTCATGAATAGGACCACCTGGTATTCTATAAGATTGATCTAAAGTTTTAATATTATCTACTTCTTCTTTTAAAGCTATGAAGTGATCTACATCCGCACCAGCCCATTTAAAAATTGCTTGATCGTCATCACCTGCTATGTAAGTTTTTTCTGCGTTAACCCACAAAGTTCTAACCATTTCCCATTGTATTAAAGATAAATCTTGTGCTTCATCTATAAATAATACTTTAAAGTTAGGATTCTTTTTTAAAGCTATGTAATCTTCCAGTAAGTCTGTAAAGTCTTTTAAACCTTTTTCTTTCTTAAATTTTTGTAATTGTTCCGATAATAAAAATAAAGTACTTCTTTCTATATCTATAATATTTTTTCTAGAATCATAATATTCTAATAGATCCATACGTTTAACCCTAGCTGTATTAATAATAGTTAAGTATTCATTGTCCGAATTAAATGTTCCATCTTCTTCAGAATATTTTGCTGTCTTAATTGGTAAACCACATTTTTGTCCAAACTCTTTATAGTCTTCCGGCTTCATCATCTTCTCTTTACTCATACCAAGCTCATTAAAAGCTAAAGAATGTAAAGTTCTAAAGTTTTCTAAGTCTGTATCTATATCTAAATTAAATTTATCAGCTGCTCTTGATGCTGCTTCCTTGGCTGCTTTCTTTGTAAAAGAAAAATAACCTATTTGTTTAGGTCTAATACCTTGTTGTAAAAATTGATCTACTAAATCTAAAAGAGTTGTAGTCTTACCTGTTCCTGGTGGTCCTAATATAATTGTTTTCATATGGCTAATCCTAAATATAGATAAATCCAAAATGAAGTAAACATAACCATAGTCATTAAATCCATTTTAGCTAACATTAAAAATCATCCTGTTGGTATGCAACTTTAGATATACTGGCTTCAATCTTTTTCATTGTTTTAATTTTAATTAATCTTGGCTGTTGTTGCTTAATTCTCATTTTCTTTTCTTCTACAAATATATCTTCATGATAGGATTGAGTTGTATTTAAACTTTTAATTAAGTTACCTGTTTTAATTTTGTCCATGTCCCAGTTATTTTTCTTTAAGAAAGAATAAAAATCTTCCATTCTAAAATAAGTAAATTCTTTTTTATCATCTGTGAAAGGAAGCTTGTTAAAAACATCATCTAATGTTCTTGCTGATTGTCTATTAGTTGTCCAATCTTGAAGTAAACTAGTAAGCTCATTAGTTGGGTCTAAAGATTCTAAAGGTTCTATTTCTTGTAAACCATTATCTAATAAAGGTTTTAAAAAATGTTGTTTCCAATCTTTTGGTTTTGGAATAGGTATTACTAAATTAGCTTGATCTAAACATGCAATAGCAAATAAAGCTGGGCTATATAATTGCTCTGTTTTTAATTCAATTCTTTTTTCATCTACATTTAAAAACCATTGTGGTGGTGTTGATGTATATTTTGTTAAGTTACCAAGTAAAGGCATCTCTTCTTCTCCAAACCCTACACCAAATCTTTTAGTTCTACATAAACCAGATTGACATACAGAGTTTATAGGTGCATCTTTACATCTATATTTATCGTAACCTTTTCTGTTAACTGATTTAATTAATTGTTGTACTTCACTATTACTTAGTGCCGGTGTCATGTATTCTATATTTGCTTTTACAATTTCATCTTCCCATGTATCTGGGTTTGCTTGTTTATAATAAACTGCTATATTAAACAAAGCGTTATTCCTAGACCCCTCACCAAAACCTGTTGATGCTAACTTATTAAGGCAAGGAGGTCCATTAGGAAAAGCTTCTTCTATTTTTTGTTCTTTGATTTTAATTTCTTCAACAGCTGCTTTGTCTCGTGCATAAAGATCATATAATTTATAAAATTCTTCAAGGGTGCAACTATTGCCTTCATCATTGATAGCATATCTTAATCCTTTCGTTCCATTATAGTAGGGTAAATTTAAAAAATTTCCTGTGTCCCCACGTTCCACAAGTATTTCTGTTTGTTTAGGAAAAATTTCTGATCCTTCATATCCTAAAACTTTTGACATTTGTTTTAATTTTGATTGCATCAAAGATGCAGGAATATTTTCTTTAGTAAATAAAAATACGTGAGCACCGCCTGATTTAGAACGACAGACTATTAATGGAAAGTTAAGATTCCTAATACTTTTAATGATACTGCTGTGGTTGAAATCATACTCGTCAATATCAATACAACCCCACCTACACGTATTATCCTCTGTAATAGGGATAATTCCAAGAGCCGGACCTTCTCCCTGTAAATGCTTCTCCCACAAGTCATCGCTAACATTCTTTCTGACAATGAATGCCTTACCTTTTTGTTTATCGCCATTGGCTGCGACATCACCTTTTTGATATTGTCCATAAGCTATTTTTAATCCTTCAAAGATATTTTTAAACTTCATATATAATTCTTCCTTCTACTTGTAAAGGGGGCCCAGTATCTATGTTTATATGGACGAAGACATAAACAAGTCGTAAGCCGACCCCCAATATTAACTAAAACGGTGTTGCCGCTCCGGTTGATGTCTCTTCCACATCTGCTTTTGTTTGCACGTTACCTTTTGAAGCACTAGCATTAAAATCTTTAGACGCTAAGTATAAAGATTTATCCTCTTGCCCCATAATTCTGTCCATGTTCACAACCCAACCATACCAAGAACCTTTATCGTTCTTTTGTAGATTTGATTGAAGATTGTAGACAACCCCATGCATAGGTGGCATTGCAAATCCACCTTTTCCATCGTCAATTTGAACGGATTTCATCATTGAATTCCATTTTTTACTAACGCCTAGTTGTGTTGATTTCATAGTTATCAACGCAGGTGTATAAGCACCTGATTTTGTTTCAACCATAACATAGTAAGAAGCTGTTTCTTCTAAGTAGTTACCATTAGGTAATCTAATTTTAGATCCATCTCTCTTACCAGTTGCTATAACAGCACTGCCTGGAGCATGTATAGCCACAGGAGCACCTGGGCCATCACCTCTATCAGACCATTCTGGATAGTCTTTCTTATAATAACAAGGAATAACCTTGATACCTTTTTTACCATCGAACATTTCGCTGGTAACAGTATTATAAATCATGCCTGGTTTAGCACCACTTATATACTTCGCATCACCATCAGTTACCTGTGGTGATAGTTGTCCTAGGATTCTTACAAACGGTAACGCCATATCTTCTTGCGTCATGTTTTCAAAACCTTTGGATAGATCGTTTCCGAATAACGAAACCGATCCATTTGTTTTAGCTTTTATTTCATTAGCCATTATACATCCTCCATTTATTTTTTCCGACTGATTTTTGTCTTGTCTTTAATCCATAGACTAAAAACATCAGAAGGCATGTCAAGGCCGGCCTTAACACGCTCCTGGTATAGGGCAGTCAAAGTATTCCAAGCCACATCAGATTTCTGTTGTGGTTGAAAACCATTATCTGCCGCAAGGTCCAACAATTGTTTCGCCTTGTCATCTTCTCCACGACC